ATATTTTTTCTAACCTTTCTTGAAATAAAATTTGATTAATTTTCCTGGTCATAGCTTTATGAACACGATCAGAATCTAAATTAAGTGCTTCACACACTGTTTCAAAAGTTCCTTCTCTGTGTTTAAACCAGTTGCGAGCGCTCTTGGTATCACTTTCCTCTGTAAACACTTTATGTTTTACTTTTAAAACACGATTTGGTTTATGTAAGGCATCATAAATAGCAGTCGCCATAACCGACTTCCACAATTTTTCTTCTGCTGTTAAAAGACTATCACTAGGTTCTAATTGTATAGGTTTACCTTTTTGAGTTGCCATTTAATTTTCTCGCTTTCTCGTTTACTAATGTTTTAACTACTTGACTACGGCTCAACGTTACGTCCGGATTCAACTTATTTTGTAATTTGGTAATGATGGCGTAGGTATCATTATCTACGGTTACATTACTGTACTTGCTTTTGTCTGTCATTTGATTTAACCTTTCTTTTTTTAATTGAATAAACTATATAGGACTTTAACATATTAAGTCAAGCCTTATGAAAACATTTATTTTAATTGTAATGTTATGCCATCTTAATCCAAACGGCCAAGAAGCTTGTATGCCTTTGGTTGCAGATCCCCCTGTTTATTATCCAACAGAAGAAGTATGTAATAAAGCAGCCATAGGTAAAAGAAAAGAATTAAGAAATACTGCAGAGTTATACAAACTATATGTTACCGAAGTGTACTCTAATTGTATAGAAGAGAAAATGAAATTACCGGTCTAAGGGTGACCTTGACCACGTTCTATTTTTTTAGCACCTTTATGTTTTTTGGAATGTCTTCCAGGGCGTTTTCTACGCTTACCTTTTATGAGTTCGGTGACCCCAATCTGTGCTTTTTTAACCATTCTTTATCTTCATTTGTAATTTTTAAATATTTAATGGAGCCATTAACATATTGTCTCGTATCCTCTCCACAATTAGTACATCTATAATAATCTGTTACAATTGCAACTAAAATAGCTTCTTCCTCACATTCTGGACATATTCCATGAACGGTGTCTATTTGTTTAACTAAATCTTTAATACTTTTTATTTTTACCATGGTTTATATATTGTTTTCCCTAGCTCCTCGTCTCTCGCCGCTCGAAGGGAGTTGCTACGGTTCTTCTCTGAGTTCCATGAGACATGGACCCAGCCACTGTCGGGCTCACCATCTCGATAAAACTCAAGAATCAATTGATCATACTCTAAATTTTCTTTAATCCAAGTAGCTAGGACTTTATTATCGACCCCTGGAACTTCTAAGTCCGCTGCGTTGCCGGTTGCATGTTGACTGGTTATTTTAGATCCTATGGCAATACAAAGCTCAGGACTACGGTACCCTGATGAAATCATTACCGGTGCTTCAAAATGAGACCGGATCGGTTGTAATACATTGACACACAAAGCTTTTAAATTATCAATGTGGGTAGGGGACGGGTTGTTGGGTATTCCTTTTCGCTCGGCTGTCTGGGACTTAACGAGTTCGCTTAACTGAAAGTTAGCAGAAAGTTTCATAAATGATTATTGATTGAATCCTAATATAGTAAATAAGATAAGGGTTATAAAAGCAATTACTACACAATCACGAAGTAATTTATTTTTTTTCTTAGTCAATAAAAAAGGAACTTCCACATGACTACATTCTACACAAGAACAAAAGTCACAATTAAATTCATTGACGGTATTTTTTTTACTTAAACAATGACAGATATGTCCGCATCGTTTACATTGAAATCGTTTACCCATTATTACTCCTTAATTTCATAGAACATATCATCACTGTCGTCTGTTTTCCAGTCCTTGTTCTCTACGTTCCACGTCGTAGTTTGGACTTTATAGTCTGGCTTAGCGTTACTAGTAGTAAAACTAGGTATGTTCCACAAAATACGATTATTAGGCTGAGCTGCATAATTACCGTTATCAAGAGCCAGTATATGCGCACACTTATGTTCATGAGAGATTTCAGAATGTTCCGTATCCAATACATTAGGTTCTGGATGGGCCCAGTCGATGGTGAATAAATATTCTCCGTGATACATTTTTTTATCTTTGCCAAAAAATTTACCACGTTGTCCATCTAAAAAAGAATAAGTAGTAACAGCAGGATGATAACTAAAACAGTTCCACAACTGTAACTCGTCAACTTGCATATCGGGCACTTCGGTTCTTTGAAGATGTTTTTGAAAAAAAGCTGAGATAGGCAATCGATAGTAGACCGCACCATTCGGTAGTAAGGCGTGAAACAAGATGGCTCGGGTGGCGATTGATGCAAACCCGAAGACCACACACTCTTCACTTTCTCCATGATGACTTTTAAGATCATAAAGATATTCTTTCCTAACGGAACAATATAGTGGTGGTATATTTGAATTAAGATACGCCATAGTTTAGCCATAAATGTCTCCCCATGAATTTCCAGATTCATAGTCTACTTTGTTTGGTACCTCCAATGTAACAGCATTTTCCATAATCTCAACTATCTTTTTTGCATGTTCAGGAGACTCTACCGATATATCTAATTCATCATGGATTTGAATGTGTGGTATAATACCTTCTTCATATAAGTGAATCATAGCTTGTTTGGTCATATCGGCTGCACTTCCTTGAATTAATTTATTTAACGCTTTATAGGTCATGGCCCTACGCACGTTTTTTTCTTGTTGTTGATCGGATGCTTCTGGAAATTCTTCCTTATAAGAAGCTTTTGCTTCTGCTTTACTAGTAGGTGGTATAAATTTTCCATCATTCCATCTAGCTATTTCCCATTTATCAAAACGACATCGTCTATTTAATAAAGTTTTAATAACTCCATCTCTTTTAGCAATGTTGGAAGTATGGTTCATTAACTCTTTTACGAAAGGAACATTGTTGTGATATTGATTAAATAATTCTTCTGCTTCTTGCTTGGTAGATAAACCTAATTCTGCTTGTAGTTTTGCTTTACCCATTCCATAAAATAAACCTAGATTAATAGTCTTAGCGGCAGATCTACTAATATTAGCCATGTCTGCAACAGTTTGGTGAAAGTCTACCGAGTTATCTTTAAATTTTTCTACAATATTAATCACCGATGAATCATCACGAATTACAGGTGTCTGAGCGGCAAAATGTACTACTAATCGTGGTTCTTGTTGAGAGTAATCAAAACATCTACTAATCGTGGTTCTTGTTGAGAGTAATCAAAACATCCCCACTTATGATTTTTTTCTGGAATAAATAACTTTCTAATCTTAGGGCCTAGATCTTTATTTCTTGCAGGTATTTGTTGTAAGTTAGGATTAGAATAACTAAATCTACCGGTAACGGTGCCTCCTTGGTCGGAACGAATAGGATTAATATCCGCATGAATTCTACCATGATGTGAATGTTTTAAAATAGTATCAATAAAAGTAGTGTGAGCTTTGTTCAATTCCCTGGCTTTTGCTATCTTGTTTACCAAAGGATGTTTATGTTCTTGTAAATAATTTTTTGTAAAAGAAGGTGCCTTTGTTTTCTCTGTTCTTAGATACTCTAAAGATAAATGGTCAAATACTTTTGCAATAGATCTTGATGCCCATATTTCAATGTCAATATTAGTTTCTTTTTTTATTTCCATTAACAATTGATTTTCTTGTTGTACCAATTGTTTTTTTAATAGATGAGCTTCTTCAATGTCGACTCGGACACCTTTAAATTTCATATCAATTAAACAAGGAAATAATTTAGTTTCCAAATCAAATATGTCGTGTAATTTTTGTTTTTCAATTTCTCCAGACAAACATTTAAATAAACGTAAAGTGAGGGCAGCATCTTGTTCTGCATATTTTCCTACATACATCGCAGGTAATTTGTACATTTCAGATTTAGGATCTACTCCCGCTGCTTCTGCTGCATTCTTCAAAGTTTTTTCATCTTTAACATTTCCTAAATAATCTAATGCAACACTATTTAAACTATACCACATACGATTTTCATCAATTAAAGATGCCATGACCATAGTATCTATAATGTGACCATTAATAGGAAAACCTAACGCACGAATCCAACAAACATCATACATAGCATTGTGAAATATTTTAGCTGCGGGGGTAGCACAAACTTCTTTAAACCAATCTAATACAATTCGTTTATCTAAATTTCCTTCTCGGTGTGCAATAGGATAATATCCGGACCATCCCTCTACGGCTACGGCAATACCAATGATTTCTCCATTACCAATGACCGCTCCAGAACCTTTAGATTTTAGATCAGGATCCCTAGTCTCTAAGTCAATGGCAATATACTTTGCGTTACTTAGATCAGGAAACGTTTCCGGACAACTCCACTCTATTTCTGCTTCAAATAACATAATACATCAACACTATTATAGTTACTAATAGTGCAAAACTCATTTTCTTATATTTTCTATTTCTAATTCACAATAATGAATAATTTTTTTAAGATCTTCAATACCGTTTTTATCTTTATAACGTACTACGTACTTGATAACATTTCCTTGAAAAAAACTCAAGCCATTGCTCTGTATAAAAGTGTATGGTTGTATGTTATGTTTAGAGTAATGATCTCCTCCCTCTTGTCTCTTAGATGGAAACAAACGTTCCATGTCTGATTTAGTTGTCATATGATTTCTCCTCCTATTATATATTGATGTTTAAAATTTCTACTCATAATGTATAAATTTTCTTTTGTACGAGTCACTCCTACAAAATATAATCTATGTTCTGTGTCTTTATCTTTCCGTGCGGAACGATAAATAACCGGTTCTAAATCTGTAAACAAAATAACATTTTCAGATTCTTCTCCTTTCACACTATGGATAGTAGAAACTTTGATTCTAGAGGGTTTGGAAAGATCATCTCCATTTTTAATTAACCCTGCAATATAATTTTTTTGATCCTTAGAAATATTAAATAGATCCCAGCTGCCCGCTACCAGCAGCCCGTGACTTGTTTTAAGTTCCTCTAACGTTACTAATTCCACCTCGTCTAAAGAGTTCCCACTGGAAAATCCATATTTTAGGTGCTGTTGTTTCACGTTTAAAAATTCATATACTTTTTTAGCTTCTTCTCCCGTTACCGCAAACCCTTCATTTAATCGTCGCCATATTTTAATAGCTTGGATTAAACTAGGTGGCAATAAGTCATTGTATTTACAATCAAATCGGTAACCGGTTGTTTCTAAAAACTCGGATATATACCTCATCTGTTCGTTGGTTCTAGTCAAAATCATCCATTCTCCAGAACTAAAATCAATATCTTCTAAATTATGATCTTCAATTACCGATCCTTCCGCATCTCTGGGAACCCATTCTTTGTCTCTTCGTATATCTAAATTATCTAAAATAGACATAGCTACTCGATGCACGCTTCTAGGTACTCGTCTAGAAATAACTTGAGGGTCTAAGGTTCCTTGTAAGTTAATAAAAATTTCCGGGGAAGCTCCTTGAAACGAATAGATCGCTTGATCGTCATCCCCCGCAATGTAAGAACGTTTACATCGGGATTCAATGTAAAAAAACATTTTCCATTGCAAGGGACTTAGATCTTGGGCCTCATCAAGAAAAACCGCGTCGAGGGATGGACACATATCTTTCTCAATAAACTTGGATATCATGTCTGAAAATTCAAACATGTTATAATCTCTTTTATAGTCATTTAAATCTTGTAATATTTGTTTACATAAAGGCATATTAACAAAATCAATTAAGTCTAATTCTATAGCTGCATCTTCAACACTCACTAGTTTATTTCTATGATACTCAATGATTTTCATATAATGATTTTTATATTCTCTAAAACCATTATTGATCTGAACATTTTCAAAATTTAAATCCTTACAAATTCCAGAATAATTTTTAAAACTATTCCAAGCTTTCCCTTCTAATAATTGAGTACGGGTATCCATTTTTAACATAGAAGTTCCAAAGGAATGCATGGTAGATACAATAACCTCGCTGCCTGGATATAACTCATTGATTCTCTTTCGTGCTTCTTGCGTAGCAGCATTACTAAAAGAGATATATAAAATTTTTTGAGACTCCGTTTTTAATTTATTTAATTCATTATCTAAATGAAAATTAACTAATCGGTAAGTCTTTCCTGTTCCAGGGGGGCCTGGTATAATGGTTCTATGACACTTCAAAAGGTGCTATCTCCTTCACGTTCTTTCTAATAACAGGAGTATCTAAGTCCATAGCAGAAACCTCAATAACTCTCACTGTCTTGCCATCTATTTTTTTAACTTTTTCTTGTGCCTTAAATAGATCACAAAATATCTTTTGTAATTTAACACTGGTATACTTACGATCAAAAATATTACTGTTGTTTACCGATTGCCAAAAAAATTCCCATTTAAATATTGTCTTATTATCTTCCGTAAAGGCTTTGTATTTATTTACATCCGATATACTTTTTCCTGGTGCTCGACTAGAAAACCGAACAAAAGCATCCTTTAGTCTTACGTTTAGTTTAGAAGACTCGGGAGCATCGGTTATTTGTATATTACTAAATAATTTAGATAACATTTTTCTCCAAACAATCTTAGCCACCGGTAACATAATCTTTTTTGTTTGGTTCATGCAGGCCACTGAAAATTTTTCAGGGTCATGAAGAGTTACGTCATCACAATCTACTCCTTCTCCATCAATCCACGCAATATAAATAGGAGGGTCCGAATCATACTTTTCAATCGAATCAATTTGTATAGCAGGCATATCATCTCCTACCCCAAATTCTTGTAGTACACATTTTTTAGAATCACAAAAATTATCTAAGGGAGTTTTACCACATCCATATCTATATTCTTTATCACTAGCGGACTTAATAGTGTTGGTAACTTCGGTATATTCTAATTGATTTGTAAAATATTTTTTATTATAATCATGCATTTTTTCTTCCCAATTTTTAGGAAATCTCTTCTTTAAATAAATACTTAAATTAAATAAAGTTTCATTTCTTTGACCCATTTCTACACCTTGGGACAGAATAGATTTTAGACAAGGAGGTATTCCTTTAAAATCATCATTACTTTCTTTTTCTTTTTTAAGAATTTTTAAGTTTATCAACTCCGATTCCGTCAACGCTTTTTTATCGTACACTTCAAAAAACTCTTCTAATTTCATTGCTTCGCCTTTATCATTAAAGGCATATCGAACTGTTCTATTTCCATTGTGATAAGGAAGATTTAAATAACTACCTACGCTTTTTTCTGATTTATTTTCATCTTGTTTTGGAAATATTTCTGATTTCGCGTACCCAATAAAAGAAGCAATCATCTTTAATTTAATTCTCATTAAAGACGCAGGAATAAATTCTTTGGTAAACAAAAATAAATGCCCTCCTCCAGATTTAGATCTAAACAAAATAGTAGGAAGATCTTTTGTCTTAGTAATAAGTTCTTTGTGATTTAAACTATATTGATCAATGTCGACACAACCCCATTTACAGGTACTTTGTTTAGTAATAGGTACAATACCTAATCCAGGTTCTTCTCCATCTAAATGTTTTTGCCAAAGTTCATCGGTGGGAGGTTGTCTCCAAATTTTAGATTCTGTTTCATGCTTACCGTCTTGCCTTAATTTATTTAATTTAATGGTCCTACCGTAAGCTGTATTTAAGCCACTAAATATTTCTTTAAATCTTTCTAACATATATCCCTCTATTTGTTCGGGTGGTATTGCTACCACCCGATTGTGTCAATTATTTGCTTAAACTTTGATTAAAGTCTTTCGCTCTTTGATACAAATTGGCATCTTTGACAGGGCCGACTGTTTTGACAGCGTAACCATACCATTGATTTCCTTTTCCAGAATTCAATACAGTAGATATGTTATACATATGACTGTACGAAGCCGGAGTAAAAGAACCATTAGCATCTGTCATGGTTTGTGACATTTGCAATGATTGCCATTTTCTACTTACTTTACCTTGAGATGAACTCATAGATATTAAAGCAGTTTCAGCTGATCCATCATCTCCCACGATGAGAACATAGTTTTGATGTACGGTTAAAATATAATTACCATTTGGTAATCTATCTTTACCACCATCTTTAGTTGTTTTAGATAAAATATCAGAATCATCAGGTAAAATTTGTTCGGGTCTACCTGAACCAGTTCCAAATTCTGCCCATTCTTGATACTCCATTCTATAGTAACAAGGTATCACATTAATACCCTTCTCACCTTGATACAGTTTTTTAGTCACTGTATTTAATAACATTCCAGGTTCTGCATCTTCTACGTAATTTTGATTACGTTTCTGTGCTTCTCCTGAACTGTTTTGTAAAAGTTTTAAGATAGGTAAAGCAAGAGATTCTTGCCTTACATTCTCAAAACCTTTGTCGGCATCTTCCCTAAATAAAATAGTAGAAGGCATTTGTGCCGGTTTCTTTACTTGTACTTCGTCCATATTAGCTCCTTGTTATTTTTGTACGGTTACCTACGTAAGTTTTAAATACGTCGGAGGGTATATCGAGTCCAGTCTCGACACACTCCCCAACAATTGCCTTGAGTGTCTGGGCATGAACATTTTCCTTCTGGACGGGTTCAAATCCCTGACCTCGTGCAAGGACAGCATAATCTGCCGCCTTGTTATCTTCGCCACTGCCAAAGGTAACAGTGATGTCATTTTTAATAACATCACCTCGACCGTTATTACGAAGCCATTTAAAAGCTGCTGCTTTTCTTACAGCGTACGATTCATCAGTTTCACCTCTACCTTGCGATATACTCGCACTGTAAAATGGTTTTACTTCTACTGATTCTCCGTCACTCAGCTTTAATTTTGTAATATTCATTTCCTTCATCATGGAAGGAATTTCAAATTCTGCTAAAGCTTTTACCTGCTCTTTTAATTTCTTAACACCTTCTTCAGCATTAGCAATTTCATCTTCTAAATTTTTTAATTGTTGCACTTTATCGGTTAGTTGTTTTGGATCAACTACAGCCTTCATTGCATCTACTTTATCGTCTCTAAAATCTATACTCATATTATAACCTTTCTAATTTTCTTTCTAATATAATCCCTCAAAATACGTTTGTCAAGCCTCCGAACTAATTTTTTGATATAAATCAATTTCAATTGGATAATACCTTCGTTCCTGTTTATCCCACTTCAATAAGTTATATTTACCATTAGTAATATCAGAAACAATAGAACAGGC